CAAATTACAATTATGGAAGGAGCTGGATTTTCCAATGATGAAATACTTGGAGAGTTTGGTGTAAAACCTATAGACACTTCTAGCATGGACACAATATATGATGAGTATATTGGTTTAAATGAAGAATTGTTAAAACCTGTTTATGAAACAATAAAAGAAGCTGAAGAAAGAGATGATAGATCACTTTATGAAAAAGCTGTTGGAAAAGGTTTTGATCAAATTGGAGAAAGAATAAAAGCTGGTTGGAATACTGGAGTTGTTGATTTAATTCAAAGTCAATACAACATTCCCAATATATCTGGAAAAGATCAAACAGAAAAATATTTTAATTTAGAATTTGAAGATACTGGTTTCTTGGAAAGAAACATTACTAATGCTTCAAGAATTGTAAAAGACTTACCCTTATATCTTGGTATTGGATATGCAACAAAACCCTTTAGTATTTTTGGTGCAGGTTATGGTGTGGGTTCTATTAGAGAAACTTTTTTAACCATGAGAGAAAAAGGACAGGTAGGAACTTTTGGTGAGTTTTGGGATGCTTATAGAAAACATGGTATTAAAGCAGGTTTGAAAGAGGGATTACAATTATCTATGGCTTCAAGGTTTGGTAGATTATCAAATAAATTTATACCATCTACATTATTACAGGTTACAGGTTTTGAAGGAACAGGAGCTGTGATTGAAAGAAAACTTCCAAGTGCAGAACAACTAACAGACTCAGTTATATTATTTGGTAGTTTTGGATTAGCATCAAGAGGAGCTGCTAAAGCTAAAAGTATAATTACTAAAACCCCTTACGATGCCGTAGACCTTTCAACTTTATATAAATTAGATGAAAATGTTAAACAAGATATGTCTAGTTTAAATTTAGAAATACCAAGAACAATGGCTAAACTTGTTGAAAAACAAACTGGTCAAAAAATAAAAATTGATGCAGATTTTACAAAAGGATTAAATATGTCTGAAGTTGTTACAAAATTTTTAAATCAAGTAAAATTTGAAAAACCAAAAGACAGAGCAGAACTAAAAGATTTATTTACAAGACTTTTTATTGATAGACTTCATCCTTTAAGACGTCTTGTTCAAAGAGTTGAAGATGTCAAAAACACATCAGGTAGACTTAATATTTATGAACAATTCAGAGTTCTTGTAGGCATGACAAATCGTGCAGGAGCTATAATTACTAAAGGGATGATTAGAGCTAAAGATTTAGAAATAATAGGTAAAAGTTTTAATGATATTTTACAACCATTAAGATTGAACAATTTAAAAGGTAAAATTGAAAAAGGTTTTTTAGGAAAAGAAAATGTTGTTCAAGGTAAAAAAGCAAATGAAAAAACTTTAAAAAAACAATATGCAGAACTATCTAGTTATTTAATAGCAAGAAGAGTTGTAGAATATAATGAAAGAGGTTTAGCATCTGGTTTTAAATTAAAAGAAGCTAAAGAAGTTATTAAAGAATTAAAACCAAAATATGATAAAATTGCAAAAGAGATTGATGTTTATCAAAGACAATTATTAGAATATGCAAGAGACTTAGGATTAATTGATAAAGGAGCTTTTAATGCAATGATTGAAGCTAATAAAAGTTATGTTCCTTTCGCAAGAATTTTAGAAGCAATGGAATCTGGCAAAGAAACAGGATATACTAAAGTAGTTCAAAATCCATTTAAAAGAGTTAAGGGTTTCAAAGGAAAAGAAGGAGAAGCTGTATTATTTGATCCTATAGAAACAATATATAGCAATACTTTTAGAATAGTAAAACTTGCAGAAAGAAATAATTCATTAAATAAATTTTTTGATTTTGTAGAAAAGAATAAAAAAGTTTTTCCTGATATAAATAAACTCTCACAAAGAACTGAACTTAAAGTTGAAAGATCAAAACTAGAACAAATTTTAGATAATCCTTCAGAAGTTTCTAATTCAGGTATTATAAATCTTAATGTTTTTACAAAAGAATTTATGAGATCAGATTCAAATACTGTTCAAGTTTTTAGAAACGGAAAACTAGAAACATGGGAAGTAGGAAGAGATTTAGCACAAGCATTAGCAGAATTTACTCCATCTGAAATGGGTGTTGTTACTAGAGTTTTAGGTTTACCTGCAAGAACATTAAGAGCTGGTGCTACTACATCACCAGACTTTATATTTTCTAACATAGCAAGAGACACTGTGTTAGCACCAATATTTTCTAAATCTGGTTTTATTCCAGGGTGGAACACATTAAAAGGTGCTTATATTATGGCAGCAGCAAAAACAGGTTTTAATAAAAATGCAGAAAGATTATTTAAATTATGGGAGAAATCAGGTGGTATGCAATCAACTTTAATTTCTCTTGATAGAAATATTTTTGACAAACCAGTTTATGATCAATTAACAGGAAGAGTAATTAGAAATCAAATAAAGAATCCATTAGAAATTTTAAGAACATTATCAGAGATTGGTGAGAATATAACTCGTCTTGGTGAGTTTCAACTTGCTTATAAAAAAGCTGGAAGAGAAGGATTAAAGGGAAGAGAACGTGCAGAAAGAGCTGGTTTTGAAACAAGAGATGTAACAATAGATTATGCAAAAATGGGTTATTATATGAAAGGATTAAATCAAGTTTCGGCTTTTTACAATGCAAGAGTTCAAGGTTATGTAAAAATTTATGAAGCATTTAGAGATAGACCAGGAAGAGCTGCAACAGCTATTGCAGCAGGAATTGTTTTACCATCATTATATTTTTGGTATGCAAATAAAGATAGCGAAATATATAGAAGGCAACCTAAATGGGTAAAAGATAATTATTGGGTTGTTGTAATGGATGAAGGAACTGAAGATGCGAGAGTTTATAGAATACCAAAACCTTTTGATCTTGGAGTGGTTTTTGGCACAGGAACAGAACAATTTTTAGATTATGTGGCAAGTGATCATCCTGAATCAATTAAAAATGGTAGAGAATTTGCTTTAGATTTTATTGTAAATCAAATGAAAAATCTAAATCCTATACCAACTATTTTAACTCCACCTTTAGAAACATATATGAACAAAAGTTTTTTTACTGGTAATCCTATTGTTCCATATTATATGGAATCAAAATTACTTTCTCCTTATCAATATAATCCATATACAACCGAAACATCAAAACTAATATCAAGAAGTATTATGGCTTTATTTGGTGATAACCCAAACTATACCGCTTCACCTTTGGTAATTGAAAATTGGATTAGAGGTTGGACTGGTGGATTAGGTAACTATATGTTAATGGCTTTAGATAAAGTTCTAGTATCATCGGGTATGATTAATGATCCTATTAAACCAAAAGATTCTCTAACAAAAATACCAGGAATAAGAGCTTTTAATTTGAGAGACCCTTCTATACAATCGGAATTTATTACAGATTTTTATACTCAATATAATCAGGTTAAAAAGTTCAGAGGTACACTCGATTTTTTAATAAAAACTGGTGACAAAGAGGAAGCTAAAAGAGTTGCAAAACAAATTGAGAGAGTCAAAATAAAACAGGTTGTTTTAGAAAGAAATAAACAAGTAATAGATCAGGTTACTGATAGTATACGTAAAATTCACAATAATAGAGACATGAAGCCTAATGAAAAACAAGAAGCAATAGATAAGTTAATTTTAAGAACTATACAAATAGCAAAAGAAAGTTTAGAAGGTATGTATGGTATACCTAAAAAGGATGATAAATAATGGTAATACTTTTAATATTGATATTAAACAATAATGGTAATATAGAGAGTTAATATGACAGTATCATCAACAACAGTAAAAAATTCATATTCAGGCAATGGTAGTAATGACACCTTTGTTTATGGTTTTAAGATATTTGCCAATACAGACATACAAGTTATCATTAGATCATCCACAGGAACAGAGACAACTAAAACTATAACAACTCATTATACAGTAACAGGTGTAGGTGATGCTTCAGGAGGAAATGTTGTATTTACTACAGGTAATATTCCTACTGCTTCAGAAACAGTTGTTTTAATTAGGAATGTCCCGCAAACTCAAGCGATAGATTATATCGCTAATGATCCATTCCCTGCGGAGACACACGAAGAGGGTTTGGATCGTGCAACCATGACAACACAACAAGTTCAAGAAGAACTTGATAGGTCTATAAAGTTATCAAGAACTAACACAATGACCTCTACAGAATTTACTGTGGGTGCAACAGATAGAGCTAATAAAGTTTTATCATTCGATTCAACTGGTGAACTTTCAGTAACTCAAGAGCTTGGTACATTCAAAGGTGATTGGTCTAGTGGTACAGCTTATGTTGTAAGAGATATAGTTAAAGACACATCAACAAATAATATTTTTATAGTTAATACAGCACATACTGCATCAGGTTCACAACCTTTAACAACTAACGCAAACTCTGCTAAATATGATTTAATTGTAGACGCAGCTTCAGCAACAACATCAGCAACTGCTGCCGCAACATCTGCTACCGCAGCAGCGAGTTCAGCTACAGCTGCCGCTAGTTCTGCTACAACTGCATCTACTCAAGCATCTAATGCTTCAACCTCTGCAAGTACCGCATCTACACAAGCAACTAACGCAGCTAATTCTGCAACTGCTTCTGCTAGTTCAGCAACCTCTGCTGCAAATTCTTTAGATACGTTTGACGATACTTATTTAGGTGCAAAATCATCTGACCCAACAGCTGATAATGATGGTGATGCTTTAGCAGCAGGTATGCTTTACACAAATACAAGTACAGGAAATTTAAAATTTTATAATGGAACAGCTTGGGTAAATGTTTCAACAGGATTAACTTCTATAGCTGCAGATACTACACCACAATTAGGTGGTAATTTAGACACTAACGAAAAAGAGATAGTTACACTTTCAAACAGAGATTTATTATTAGCACCAAATGGAACTGGTGCTGTTGAAATAAAAGGTAATACAAACTCAGGTAAATTACTTTTAAATTGTGAAAATAATAGCCACCATGTTTCACTTTCTGCTCCCGCACACTCTGCCTTTTCAGGTGATATTGCGTTTACACTACCATCAAGCACAGGTTCTAGTGGTCAAGCTATGGTTACCAATGGATCAGGTGTATTATCTTTTTCATCAATTTCAGAAACTAAACCTACAATTACTGGAGTATCTCCAACAGTAATAGAAAATACACAAACTACTATTACAATTACTGGCACAGGCTTTGTTAGAATGCCTGTAGTAACAGCGATTAATAATAGTACAGGCGCAAGAGTTGTAGCTGATGAAGTTTCTTTTAGTAGCGCAACAAGTATAACAGCAAAATTTACAATTAGTGTAGATGGAACTTATTTATTATATTTAGAAAATCCTGATGGTAATGCAGTACAAGTTGCAACAGGCTCCGCTCAAGTTATAACAGTTTCTGATGCTCCTGCTTGGACTACTTCAGCTGGTTCATTAGGAAGTTTTGCAGCTGGTTCAAGTTTTGGTACAATAAATTTAACAGCAACAAACTCAACATCAATGTCAAAAACATCTGGTACTTTTCCAGGTGGTATGACACTTAATAGTGGAGGCAGTGGTACATCAACATTAACTGGTACAGAATCAGGTGCTACAAGTGAGACACAGTACTCGTTTACAATTAGAGCTACAGATGCTGAGGGACAAACAGCAGATAGAGCGTTTACTATAACAGTAACAGTTGGTATAAACAATTCAGGACAATTTAATTAGGATAATATTATGGCTTCAACTTACTTAACTAGAACATTGGGATCTTCTTCTAATAGTGGAACTATATCTATGTGGGTCAAAAGAAGTAAATTAGCAACAACTCAATATCTTTATGCAAATTTAGTATCAGGTACAAATTATGGAATAATCTTTTTTGATAGTAACGATAGAATTGAATTTATGACAGTTACAAGTGGAAGTCATACTCAAAAATTATTAACGACTAGAAAATTTAGAGATACTGGTGCTTGGTATCATTTTGTTTTTGCAACAGATACAGATAACTCAACTGCTACAAACAGATTAAGATTATATGTAAATGGAGTAGAAGAAACTGCTTTTGATACCGATGCTACTGGTTCACAAGGAGATACAAATTATTTATTTCAAGCCTCTGCTACTAATGACCATGTTATTAGTGGATCTGCAAGTCAATCTGATCTTTTTGATGGTTTAATGGCACATATTCATATTGTTCCTGGTTCACAATTAGCACCAACTGTATTCGGTGAAACAGATTCTACATCAGGAATCTGGGTGCCGAAAACTAATCCATCAGTAACTTATACAGCACAAGGTTCTTTTTTAAAATTTGAAAACAGTGCTGCTATGGGTACAGATAGTTCAGGTAACTCAAATACATGGACAGTTGGTGGAAGCATGACTCAAAATGTAGATAGTCCTACAAATAACTATGCTACTTTAACTCCTCTTTATACTATTGAATATTTATCTGCTCAGTTTTTTACAAATGGAAACAACACAACAAACAGCAACCAAACACAATGGAATACCAATCCTTGTACAATGGAAGTATCAAGTGGTAAATGGTATTTCGAAGGTTATGGTCATACTAACGCAAGTCATTATGTTCACTATGGTATTACTAGTTCAGCAAAAATGAATGCTAATGCAACACAAGCACAAGCTGAAATAAATACAAACTCAAATGGTTATGCTTATGGATATTATGGTACTAATGGAAGTATATATTATTCAACAACATCAGCAAGTTCAAGTACTTCTTATGGAAATAGTTATGGAAGTACAGATTACATAGGAATATTTGCTGACCTTGATAATAATAAGTTATATTTTGCAAAGAATGGCACACTACAAAATAGTGGAACAGGATATGATATTAGTGCTGATGGTAAACCTTACATTTTAGCTACAGCAGTATATAGTGGATTAACAAATGTAAACTTTGGTAGTGGTGTATTTGGAACAACAGCTTTAACAGGAACTACATATGCAGATGCAAATGGTCATGGAACATTTAAATATTCACCTAATCAAGGTGGTGCTGCTAACTTTGATAGTGCTGCTAAAAATTTTTATGCTATGAATACTAAAAACTTAAAGGAGTTCGGATAATGGCTTATATTTCATTTCAACCTAACGATTATTTTAATACTAAAATTTACACAGGCACAGGTTCTTCTAATGCTTTAACAGGTGTTGGATTTCAACCTGATTGGACTTGGATAAAAAGAAGAAATGCTACTGCTTCTCATGCTATTCAAGATGCTGTAAGAGGAAATGATAAAAGTTTAAGAAGTAATACAACAGGTGCAGAATATACTAATACTTTTTTCTCTAGTTTTGATACAGATGGATTTACTGTTACTTCATCAGAAAGTGATGTAAACGCAAGTGCTGAAACGTATGCTTCTTGGAACTGGAAAGCTAATGGCTCAGGTTCATCTAATACAGATGGAACCACATCTTCAACAGTTTCAGTTAATACAACAGCAGGATTTTCTATTGTTAAATGGACAGGTTCAGGTTCGGCTACAACAATAGGTCATGGAATTGGTGTAACACCTAAAATTATAATGTTAAAAAATACTAGTGAAGTTTATGGTTGGCAAGTTTATCATGCTTCTCTTGGAAATACAAAATATTTAGCTTTAGATAGCACAGATGCAGAAGCTACTTCTTCAGAATCTTGGAATAATACTTCTCCAACATCTACTGTATTTTCTGTCGGTGCTAGTGATTCAAATAACAAATCAGGAAATACAATAATTGCTTACTGCTTTGCAGAGAAAAAAGGATTTAGCAAGTTTGGTTCTTATGTTGGGAATGGTTCAACTTGGGGAACTTTTGTAAATTGTGGATTTAAACCTGCTTGGATTATGTTGAAAGACACAAATAGTGGATCAGCAGGATGGATGATGTTTGATAATAAAAGATTGGGTTATAATGTTGATAATAACGCATTATATCCAAATGCAACTGCAGCAGAAGGAACTGGTGATGATGTTGATTTACTCTCAAATGGATTTAAAGCAAGATCAACTGATGCTGGTATAAATACATCAGGTAATTCATACATCTATATGTGCTTTGCAGAAGAACCTATCGTATCGTCAAATGGTGTACCAGCTGTTGCCAGATAGTTTTACTATCTGACAAAGAATAAAATCAAAGATTTTAAGCTACGGCAAGATAGACATATTAATTATACATACAATCTGTTAATAAATTAGCATGAAGTTTATGTTAATTTTAAAGGTATGTTCTGCTGTACACATGGATTGTTTACCACCAATTCATGATAGTTTTGTATTTAATTCTTGGTCAGAATGTGCTAGTGCAGGTTATCTACGTTCTATTACAATAATGAACAATATGGAAAGTAGTATAATTAATAACAATAAAGTTGTGATAAACTTTAAATGTACAGAAGTAGAAGAATCATAGGAGTTAATATGGATAAAATGATAGGAATATTTTTAGAAGAAATAACAAAGTTTTGGGAAAAAGTAAAAAGCTATGTCAAAGACAAAATTAAAAAAATTATCTGCACGTGCAAATGCAGAGAAAAAAATTAAAGACTACGCAGAGAAAAGCAATAGTGTTCGTATCTCATATCATGAGAAGGTATGTGCTGAACGTATGAAAACTTTATTTAAAGCTATAGATGAAATGAGAGCAGATATAAAAAATCTACACTCTGATATGAACAAAGGAAAAGGTGTTATAAATTTCCTAGTTGTTATTGGTGGCACACTTGCGGTCATTCTAGGTTTTTTTAAGTGGAATGGCTAAACGCAATAAAACAGCTTCCATAAAAGAGAATGGAAGAAGTAGTAATACAGCTTCAACAGGATTATATAATGAACTTATCGCACAAGCTAAATTTGCACAAGACCCTAATAAGATTGTCTTTGTACCAGCTATGGGTATTGGTCCAATAGATATGGTAGTGCTAGATATAACTACAGGTGAGTATCAAGCCTACGATGTAAAGACCGCAAACTATAGAAAATCCGACTATATACCTAAAGATAAATATGTTAGAAAGGCAGGATCATTGATAAATAGGAGCTTGACAGAACTACAAAAAAAATTAAAGGTTAAGATATATTATAACAGATGAAACTATCGAAGCATTTTAAATTAGAAGAGTTTACCAAGTCTATGACGGCTCAACGTAAAGGTATTGATAATACCCCAGGAGCAGGTGATATAAAGAATTTAGAAGATTTATGCTACTGTGTATTAGAACCTGTAAGAAACAAGTTTGATAAACCTGTAACGATTACATCAGGATATAGATCAGAAGAGCTATGTGTAGCTATAGGTAGTAAAAAAACTAGCCAACACGCAAAAGGTCAGGCAGCAGACTTTGAGATAGCTGGTGTACCTAACATAAAAGTAGCTTATTGGATTGCAAACAACTGCGACTTTGACCAACTTATCCTTGAATATTATAAGAAAGATGATCCAGCTGCAGGTTGGATTCATTGTAGTTATAATGAAAAAGGTAACAACAGAAAACAAATACTTACCTACGATGGTAAAACTTTTGAAAATAATTTACCAGACATGGAATGGAAAGATGGTAAGGTAGTAGAATAATGTGGTTAAATTTATTAGGCATGGGAGTAAAGACAGCTGCCAAACTATATCAAGACAAACAAAAAACTAAAGAAGCTCTATCAGGAGCAAAACTTCTTCACGCAGAGAAGATGAGACGGGGAGAGATAGAATTTTCAGGTAAAGTATTTGAGCATCAGAAGGGAGACTGGAAAGATGAGTTCGTACTGATTGTTTTATCAACCCCCATCTTCATGTTAGCTTACTCTGTATTTACAGATGATCCAGAGATCGAAAGAAAGATGGATTTATTCTTTGAGAAACTACAATCAATGCCTTGGTGGTTGGTTGGACTTTGGGTATCAGTCGTTGCTGCTATCTATGGTATCAAAGCTAGTGAAATAAAAAACTTTAGCAAATGACCATCAAGAAATCTTTTGCACAACAGTACAGTCGTAAAGTAAATCTACTATCACAACAAACAGGAAAGTATGGCAAGAGTAAAGTTCGATCTGCAAAAACCAAAGCACGAAAGAATAGCAAAAAATACTAGCCTAGGTAGACGACCCAAGATGTCATCTATGAACAAGCACAAAAAACGTAGCTGGAAAAAATATGTAGGTCAGGGTAGATGAAACCTATTATGATTACCTTGCTATACCTTACTTTTGGTGGAGACATCAAGCAAGACACTTTTGAAATCTTTACAAGTTGTAGCTCTTGGTTTAATACCAATGTAACAGCTGTGGAAAAAAAGAAAAAGACATTTATGTCTAATCATTATTACCACACTTACAAAGGTAAAAAAGTTATAGGATATGTATGCCAAGGAAACGAACCTCAATAAAAAAAATTGAAGCACCCAATAAATTTGAATGGCTTAAAAAAAATATAGTCATTGTACCTGTGATAGCAGCAATTATTGCTGGAACATTTACATCAGTTAGATATGTGCTTAACCTTACAGATACTATTACAGCTAACCAAGAAACCATTATTAAATTAGAAGAAAGATTTAATAATTCCAGAGCTGACATCAATGACCTTAAACAAAGACTATCAGCTGCGGAAGCAACATGGACTATGGCAGAAAATTTATACAGACAATTAGCAGACACAGTAAGAGATCACACTTATGACCTTAAAGACCTTACGAGATAATTTATTATGGATCGCATTTTTTCTTTGCGTTGCAACTTATGTTCAAGCAAGAAATGAATATCTAAATGATTACGGAACTTGTGAAAGAGGTAGTTGGGAAACTTATACAGAACTTCGACAACAAGAATATAAAACAGGCACAAGTAATGAGTATCAAAATCAAATGTTAGGTTTTAGATTTAGAATGCCTTTAGGTGCTGTGTGTAGTGATGAGTATATTGCAGAAATGCAGAAGAAAAATAAAATAAAAACTCAACTTGAACTTATAAAAGAGTGTAAAAGAATACCTAGAATTAATCCACCACCTTTAGAATTTGCAGAGCTATTTAATATGTGTAATAAATTAGGAGTGGTAGGAGTAGTAGAAGATAAAAGACCAGAAGGTAGACATTGGGATAATTTAAAAATAAAGTATTTAAAAGACAATCCTGATATTATAATAATGGAACAGGCAATACCAAATGAAATTAAATGAAGGCACAAAAGTAAGCACCGATCTTAAAACAATCTTATCGATTGTAGCAGGAGTTGCTATTGGTGTGTGGGTTTACTTTGGTATAGAAGAAAGACTTAATAGATTAGAAACAGCAGACACTCTCTTTGCTGCAGACCTTCTTAAAAAAGCAGAACAAGAACCTAAGAACTTAGAGATGTATATGCTTATCGAACACCTTGCTGGTCAGATAGAAAGCATAGAAAAAGAAATAGACGCATCAAGATATAATAAAGTAAACATAGATCATTTAAAAGAACAGATAGATATGTTGCAAAAAAAAATGAATGGTAATCACTAATGGTAGAAATAGTAATAGCTTTAATCATGCACCTCAATGGAGATATAGTTGAGCATACTTATAAAGAAAAGATGTCTGCTTGTTTAAAATCTAAACGTATAGCACAGAGAGAAGTTAATCCTCAGTCTGTTAGGTTCTCTTGTAATAAAATAAAAGCAGAGACAGAAATCTATATGGGTGCTAAGAAGATTGTAAAGATTATATCATTAACTAATTAATGTATTGTTTGATTTGGTTTCGGAATGATCGTTGGCAGATATTCACAAACGAGATATGGGACACAGAGAAAGAAGCCACAGAATATGCCAAACGAGGAAACTTTAAAAAGAAAGATAAATGGAAAGTTGTTTTATACGACAGAAAATATTATAGATAGTTATGGCTATTAATAAAGCAAAGATGAAATGTAATGCACCTAAACGACAAGTACAAGGTGGTAAGAAGTTTGTTGTTAAGGCTTGTAAGGATGGTAAAGAAAAGATTATTAGATACGGGGATTCTAGCATGAAGATCCGTAAGTCAAATCCCGCAGCTAGAAAGAGCTTCAGAGCTAGGCATAATTGCAAAACTGCAACAGATAAATTCACAGCTCGTTATTGGTCATGCAAAAAATGGTAAAGAAAAAAACCTGGTCTAAAAGAAACCTTACTTTAGTTTGTGGATATTGCATGATGTGCAAAAGACAGCTATTGAGTAATGAAGGTGGATGGATTATAAATGCAGAGAAGAAACGATTTTGTCATCATTATAATAATGGACTAAGTTGTTTCGATAAATATATAAATAAGGAGAAACATTATGCCAGGACATTACGGTAAGAAATCAAAAGGTAAACTTACAGCGAAACAAAAGACTTTACCTAAAGGACTACAAAAAAAAATAATGAAGTCCAAATCTAAAAAGAAAAAGTAATGGCTAAACTTTGTGCAAAAGGTAAAGCTGCTGCCAAAAGAAAGTTTAAAGTATACCCCTCTGCATACGCCAATATGTATGCGAGTGGTGTATGTAGTGGTAGAATAAAACCTAAAAAAACAGGTAAGAAAAAATAATGTCAAAAGGTTTGCGATCTTGGGTACAAGCCAACTGGGTAGATATTGCTAACCCAAAGAAAGGTGGTGGCTTTCCCAAGTGTGGTCGTAGCGGTGGTGAGAAAAGAAGAAACTATCCTAAGTGTGTACCTGCTGCAAAAGCTAGATCCATGTCTGCTAGTCAAAGAGCTGCTGCAGTATCAAGAAAACAAAAAGCTGAAAGAAAAACTAGAACAAATAAAAAACCAAATTATGCTAGAACTTAGCCAGTTCTTTTTTAATCATCTCATAATCTTTCCAAATAAATTGTAAAGGTTTCCATATCCCTGTTTGTCTTACCTTAGCTCTTCTATAATGAATGATGGTTGAGTGATCGAAGTTAAAAAACATTCCTAACTTCGGTGTTGAGATTTGAAAGTGTTCTAAAATATAATTAATAATAACTGATCTTGGTTTTATAATGTAAGCTAATCTTCTTCTGCTCATAATTTCTTTGGTGCTAATATTATAATGTTTGCCGACAGTATATAATATTTTATTAAAAGTTTCATAACCTACGGGGTGCTTGTACTCAACTTCCTTTTTAATTCTATCTCGATCTTCTTTCATTTGTAATTTATCTGCAAGTGCCTGGCTTTTAAAAACTAAATGCGTTTCAGCTAAACGATAGCCATTCTTAAATCCTGTTCTATATATCTGTAGTTCTCTTGATGATAGTTCTCTAAACATGATAGCTCTCATGCCAAGTTTAATTTGTTTTTTTTTCTTGTTGATTATTTCTAAGTGCATAGTACCCTTTCAGTTGTTGCCAACTTTTGTTGTTGTTTTAACTTATCTAATTAATGACTATCTGTTTGCCATTAACTGCTCTCTGCACTCAGTAACTTCCAAATGTAAGTTGTAACTTTCAACTTTTAATTTGTTAGCCTTCTGTACTGTTTGGACATACTGCTCACTTTTCTTTCTTTGTTTGTCCATCAGTTTCTGCAGACGACTTTTGATGTTCACCATCAGCATCCTCCTTCACTATTGTGTGATCCCATTTAATTTCGTTGACCACTACTTCTACTAACTCTCCCTCATTTGAGGGGTCGGCAGCTTTCTCTACGGAATTAAACTTTTCTACATATTTAAAGTTTGCATCTCCGTATCTTGTTCTTATAACCTTTTTGGTGGACTTGTCAATCATAGTCCCTTTCGATTGCCATTTCTATATAATGAATAGCTTTTTGTAAGTCTTGTTTCTGACCTCGTTTTGAGTGCCTACACAAATATTTAATAGCATTGCCTTCGGCAAAGGGTATGTTGTTTTTATTTATAAATTCTGCTGGTTGAATAGGCATGGAGTAGTGATCTCCACCTATCTGCTTTTTATATACATTATCAGTCATAATTTTGGAGTCTGTGGCAAGGGAAAACAACTAAAAGAAAGTCAAGGGTGATGACTAAAACCTCGCCACAAACTTTAGAGCCTAAGCTCTATCTTCTGTAATTACCATAAGTTCCAGTTTTTTGGTAGGGTTTTTTATACCCACCCATTGCTGGTTGTCCACCGCCACCTGCTGATGATTTACTTACATCATTAGGTTTTAATGAAACATTTACACCACCTGTGGCTTGTCCATCATCTGTTTCAGCACCGAAAGCAGCTTGACTATACCAACCATTGGCTTCTTGAGGGATATTAACACCAATAGTCCAGTTCTTGTCAGGTCTTTCTTCATTTTTGGGTGCAACGAAAAGAGGAGTATTATCTCCTTGTTCTTTTTTCATCTTCATTACATCCATAATGGTTTGCTTTAATACAGGATGGTTCGCAACAAGTTTTATGTATATATTACTCATTATGTTCTCCTATTTAGTTCATCCCCTCTTGTCTCTAAGAGATCACTTATCTCTTCGTACAATTTGGGACTTTTGTTTTTAAGTGCAGTTTCAAGATAAGGTTCAACGTCTTTTTTAACATCTCTGTATTCATAGATGCTTTTACATCCAAGAATATCATCCTTAATTAACTGCACGTCTTTGTTTACATGAGCAGTATCACTGCCATGTTTCGGACCACTCTTTTCTTGTGGAATTTTGTTAGTTGAAAAAGGTTTGGCATTATAACCATCTTCTAAATCTAAACCTGTTTTCAAATGTAATGCGTTTAAGTAAGCATACTTCTTGGCATAGCTCATACCATTACCTGTACCAAACTTGTCCAGGTTTCCCATAGCACTACAACCAGATACTTCTACAAATTGTTTAGGATCTTCAACATCGTGTATCTTCATGTTGCAAGTCACCAATATAAAACTATCTGTCATTTGATTTTCGTATGTACAAACAGGATATAAGCCATTGTTCAATAAGGCTTCCATTGCCACATTTTGTACTTCGTCATGTAGTAAAGGGTTGAAATGCATACCTTTTACCTTCTCGCCTTTAACTACACCACCTGCTTCACAGGCAGCTTTATGTAATTTTTGATATATATTTATTTTCATGCGTCTATTCTCCATAGTTGTTTTATTATTTTACGTTGTTTGTCTGTTAGGTATTTATAATGGTAGTAATGATTTAGATTAGGTGGCTCTGTTATTTGAGCTAACTTTTGTAAATCACCTTTACAATAGATTATCATTTGCTCCCAGTTATAAACTTTTTGCATCAATATTTTATATTGATATTCTAAATGATCATCATACAAAGCTGCATGAGTATCATCGTAAATTAAATATTCATTCTCATTTACTAAAACTAAATGTGGTTTCTTACCTGTGCATTTCCAATAGAAAGCTACTTGTCTCCAGTAATCATCAAAAATACTATCATCACCAAGTGGTTCACTCTTTTTAAAATAGTACTCATCTTTACCTTTTCTCTTTACTATCTTCGGTGGCTTGGTTTTTAATTCTATAAACGTATCATCTGTTTCGTAGTCAATACGACCTATCATATCAAACAATAGTTTCTTTGGTTTATTCATAACATATCGTTCAGAGGTAATTTTATTTTTACCACAAATATCTTTTACTGCTTTTCTAGTTTGCTCTATTGCTTTATGTGCATACTCGATCATGTGTTCTCTTGCGTAAGCATCCCTCTTATCAATCGGATCATACTTATTAATATCTTCAAGCTCCTTGCCAAACACCTCATCATAATTCCTGTTAGTTAGCTTTATTGTTTTATCTTTGTAAAATAAAGTATCACATTCTAATCTTTGAGCTGTGTTGTTTACAAGATTTCCAAATCTAGGTTTATAATTCATTAGGAATTGATCACGATCTTTACCACTATGATAGCCATAGTTAATAATAAACTTCGCTAATGGAAGATTACCCGAGGAAGGCGACCAATGATCAAATCCCTCACCATTATTTAATGTATCGAAATATTTTTTATTACTCATTGTTTTGTTTGGCTAATCTAATTACTTCTTTAGCTTCTTTATGTGAGATATTATTTACAGCTCTTATGATCCATATATCAGGGTACTTACCCATTTGAGCATAAAATAGTTTTGTTGGCTTAATTGCTTTTAAAATATTTTTATTGTTTGTCATTGTTTTCAATCTGTGCTTATTTTATTTTAACCTATTTGT